GAAAGCTGAAGATAAAAGTTCATTCGTAGTAAATGTTTCTTCCTCTGATGCAGAAACTTCTTCAACTATAGGGGGGGCGGTGTTTAAATTTGCAGTTGAGATAACATGGTCGCAAATCATCACACCCTCTGCAATATTAGGTGAAGAACCCGTTATATCATCTCCAGAAAGAATATTTTCTTCTGAAATATCGGCTTGATCAAGTATATATGCGCTTGAAACTAACGTAGTACCAGAAAGTGCATTTTCTTCGGTAATATCAGCATTGCCCAGAATTGGTTGCAAAGTTACTAGATTTGTTGTTTCTAAAGTTTCCTGCTCAAAAGCTGATGTATTAGGTACTGATGGACTGCCTGTATTAATGTTCAAACCATCAAAATTATGACCTTGAATGATAGTAGAGCCAGAGATAGCCACGTTTCCAGTTTCTAAGTCTGAAGTTGAGAATGTTTCATCTTCTGACATTGATTGCGCTGGTACAGAAGGAACTCCACTTAATAGCTCTCCAGATTGCACCGCATGCTCCTGAAGGATTGTAGCTGTAGCTACTAATGGTGCGCTTGAAGAAAGATCACCCGTAGTAAATTTCTCACCTTCGCTAACAAATTGATCTGGAACATCGGGAGCGCCTGAAAGCAATTCACCAGTGTTAAATATATGCTCTTGAGCGATAGTCGTTAGTGATGGGATTGGCCTGTTAGAAACTAAATCAAATGCAGAGAAGGTTTCATCTTCAAACATTGTTGCAATTTCAACATCAGGAGTTCCAGAAATCAGTTCATTGATTGATATTACATGAATTTGACCAAAAGATGTAGTTCCGACAGTCGGCAATCCTGAAGTAATATTATTTGCGCCAAAATTATTGTCTTCAGTTATATCTGAATTACCAACAACAGGGGCAGATGTAGATATTCCAACAGCACTAAGTTCATATTTTTCTGTGCCAGCATCAGCAAAAGGCGAACTTGCAAAGGCACTAGCACCAAAAGACATTATAAAACTCCTGTTAAATTATACCATATATATCATCTTTTTCCGTCCAGACCAAATAACCATTTTCTTCTAGCTTTGAGCATAAAAGAATATCATCAACGTGCTTGTGCTCAATCTTAATAAATCTTGGTTTTGTTCGAAAAGAATAATTCATAATAATGTTAAGTTCATGGCCTTCTGTATCTATTTTCAGAAAATCGACATAATCCACAAGGGACATAACATAGTCTAGGGTAGAACAACCAACAGTAATCTTTTCTTCAAAGTCACCTTTTCTATCAGGGTGTTCACTTAATTTGTATCCAATGTGGTTTTCAGAAATAATATGAGAACAACCAGTGAGCCAACCTTCATCACGCGCTACAGCCATTTCTAAAGCGCCATTATTGTCTGATACAGCGTGATTTCTTACCTCAACATCGTATCCTTCATACTGTTTTTTTACCCTCTCATAAAGATATGGTACTGGCTCAATGCAAATTCCTTTCCAACCTGACTTCGCAAGAGGAAGGCATGTATTGAAGTCAGCTGAACCAATCTCAACGAATGTTTTAACCATTTACGTCACCACTATAACGGCTTGTCCACATAGTTAGGCTATATTTTACACCAGATTTTAACTCATTTACATAATGACCATGTGTAACTTGTGCTGGGAATAAAATACACTGACCATTTTTTACGTTAATATTTGAAAAATCCTGTCTTGGGAAAATTAGTTCTGCGCCTTCATAGTAGCTATTAAGCTTAACACTACCAGTTACCAAAGATGCATCTGTATGCAATGCTAGAGAAGTTTGCGTGTCTGTTGTATATCTCATAGTAAAAGCATCTCTAAGGCCGTAATGTTCCATTGGTGGCCAATACTTTTCAGAAATTTTGCCTAATTTTTCATGCCAAAGCCTTTCGTACTCATGCCATAGACCCAATTCTTTAAGTCTTATTTCTTGCGCTGGAAATTTATCGCCATCCATAGAACCCCAATTTCCAAGGCTTTCGGATTTATCTATTAAGAATTTACATTGATTTTCAGTTAAAAAATCTGTTACCAATATATCTTGAGCAACTTCTTTATAATCTAAAGTCAAATAATATGGGCTTACAACTTCTGCCTCTATTTTTGTAAATCCAAATTTGCTTGCCATTTCTACAAAAAAATCTTTAGCCGAAACTCCACCATTGCCATGATATATACATCCACAACATTTTGTTAGGTCGTTCCATAGCTGTCCTTTAACAACTTTAATCTCAGGCTCATGGTTCTGAAAAATATATGCTTCATAATCAAGTTTTACTGTAAAATCAAAACCACCTTTAAGATATTGCAAATATCTTCTTTGGCAAAAAAGCTGGTCGTCACCGTAGCTATTTCCATCGCCTACAGAGCTAGAAACAAACTTGTGAATTGCACTAGCCTTACCGATATACAAACCGCTGTTTAGGTATTTATATTTTGTACCAGTATCAGGAAACAAGTGTTCATCATGTTCTTTAGGCCAGCAATCGCTTTCTGCCCCAAAAACAATATCGGCGTCTATTTGAAAGTAGCGTTCAAGAATAGTTTCTGGGCTGTCCGCAAGAAATGTATCATACCCGTCCATGAAAAGTATGATGGTATCGTCTGGGACAGTTGACAGATATTCGTTAATCAATTGTATTTTTGGCATACCGGCCAAGCCCGTCATTTCATCTCGCCAAGGGTGATCTTTCCCAAGGTTTACTACCTTTACGCCGTATTTTTCCGCAGATTGCTCTAAAGCCCACATTTTTGAGTGTTCGGTTGCTACAGTAACAATTCGAAAGTCTTTTTTATTATTTTGCGTCATGTTATCCTCCTCTATAGTTGATGGTCTTTGTGACCTTGGTATTTGTTTAACAATTTCTGGACGATAAAAATAGTTAAAACTGCCTTTCAACTTTAAGGGCAACCACTCATCTGCTGGTATAATCGCATTAGAAAAGCCATTTATAAGCTCTAATGCGGTTGTTGGAGTTATGGCATAAGCATGAGCATTGTACCAATATCCCAGAGTATTCTCTCTATAGCCTAGCCAAACGCTATGGTGAGATTTTAAAATTCCTTCAATTTCGGAGACATCAAAACTAGAGAATACTGCGTCTTCTTCCAAAATTATTCCAGAAACGCCAGATTTTGCAATTTTCTGCCAGACGCGTAAATGGCTCACAGAGCAACCGAACTCTGCTTTAAGCAACCTTCGGTTATGTATTGGGTCTAACCAAGCTCTATCGGGCTTACAGCCGGTTTCAGCCTCTAAATCTTCCCAACTTTTCCCTCTTGCGTCAAAAGCATCGCAATAAAGGGAAATTTGGTAGACTTTCATAGTTTATTCTATAACAACATTCGGAATAGGCTGTATTGCAATTAATTCATCAACTGTAGAAGCCGCATCTATAGAAGATAATGCTGGTGAATTTCTTAGCGCTTGCTTATCAGCAATTATTTGTGTTGTATCAGCACCCGTTTCAAGAGCCTTCATATAAGCTGTGTCTAAATCTGCTAATGGCTTTACTCTAGCTTGACGTATTTTATCACGCCAAATATCTTTAGCTTTATCCATGTTTACAGATATAATACCTGTATCTGAGTTTGCTTCCCAACCTTCACGGAATGTACGTTCTGCTGGTATTTCATATTTTGCGCTGTTGTATTCTGTTGCGCCAATCTTTATAAATATAGACATTTATTTCACCTTGCTACGATTGCAGAAACTATTGATGCATCTTGAATAGTATTAGACCCAGCACATTGAAGGACAAACGAACCTGTCGCTGTGGAATTAATATTTGCGCTTTGATTACCACCACTTGTTGGTGTGACGTCACTACAAGATGCTGCTGTCGCATAATTGGCATCAGTCTGTGCGTTTGAAAAAGTTACTGTGCATTTACCTGTTCCAGTATCTGTAATACTGCTGAAATTAGCATCGGCACGAATAGATACACTTCCAGTACCTTTGTAGTTTATCCAAGCCTTGTTAGGATAAAGCTCAACACCAGCTGTAGTTTGTAGACTATTTACTTTTATTGTACTCATTGTGCCATCTCCCATGCGTTTCTAAACTGCCTATCGATAGGGACTTGTTCTGTTTTAATAATCTTAAACATGGGTCTGTTATATTCGAAAGCCCACACTCTTCTAGGTATGTCTTTCATAACTAAATACTCCATAGCTTCCTCTTCGGTTAACTTACCTACTCTTGGTAAAGTAAATTGCTTTTCCCATTTACTAAGATCATGCTTAAAATTATCATGCCTACCTTCATCAATAGCTTTTTGTTCGTCATCCTGTAGTTCCCAATAAACAGATATAGGTGGTAGCTTTCCTGACATAGCATCAGCTATCCAGTTGTCACTAGGAACAAGAACCATAGCTGGTTGCTCTGGATAATCAGGGTCTTCATATATTACTCTATAATTACTCATAAGTATTTCGTATCTTTATGTTGGCTTTGTAGGCCATGTAACTGTATTAGG